CAAAGAGTTGTTTACGAATATCATCATCGGTTAAATCTTTGAAATACTGTTGGTCAGTTAGCCAAGCAAAGAATACCAGACACATCATCAGGTCATCTGTACCACCATCTTCAGCCTCAAAGGATTGACCTCTCTGAATGAATGTACTCATCTCCACGACGACATCGAAGTCGGGGACTAGTATCTTATCACTTTCAATAAGTTGTTTCAATGTAGAGCATCCTATGCGCTTTAATGACTTAGTGGTACGAATACCTAAATCACTTTGGCCATCGCCAAAACCAGAACTAACTATTTGACCAAGACGACCTTTGACCTGAGACTGTATGATGTTTTCGTATGCCATATCGTGATGTAATGCATCTGCTATCTGTCCACCAATATCATTAATCTCTATTAATACTTGAGCATCGTTATATGTCTTTGCGGCTCGATAGATAATGTCTGGAAAGATAAGAGGTTTAATTTCATTACTACGATACTTTGCAACCATTTTATATGGAACAGTGGTGATATCAAATACAACAAACGCACTGTAATCATTTTGAGCACCTCTAGCAACATCAACAGTAATACAATATGAATTTTCTTTTTTAGGTCTTTCCCAAACATCAAATCCAGCACTTCTTTCTATAGGATCTTTATGCGGAATTGTTTGTATCTTTTGAGGTGATATCAAAGTATCAACACTACCTAAAAAAGAACACTCAAATTCTTGTAAAAACTGTTGTTCACTTGTGTTTTTGATTGTCTGTTCTTTCCAATCTTCATCTCTGCCTGGTACCTCTGACCAATGCACCTCTAATGGTACAAAATCATTGTTGCCATTTTCTGCATCTGTCCACATTTTATAAAACATATTCATGCCATGTGGTGTAGACACAATCATTACTTTAGAAGATTTACCAGAAGAGATTGTAGGATATACGGAACTAAAAAACTGTTCGGCAATGTTATTTGGAATAAAAGCAAACTCATCAAGAAAGATAATATTATATGAACCACCACGAACAGCAGATGCAGATGTTGATGCTGCAAGTATCTTAGAACCATTCTCTAATTCTAAAGACCCTTTGTTCCAGTTCATAACGCCCTGTTGTAACCAACTAGGCAAATGTTCATATGCCAACTGCAATCTAGACAATAAGTCTCTAGCAGTAGATGCCTTGTTAGCTAAAATAGCAACATTGACTTGATCGTTGAATAGGATGTAATGTATTAGGTAAGATAATACAGTTGTAGATTTGCCCGATTGTCTTGGCAGTTTACAAATAGAAAATCTATTATCGTGAAAAGATTTTACAATATTCTGTTGAAAGGGATACATATTGAAAGGCACAAGACCTTCATCAATGCTAACAATATTTACATAGTTCTGTATAAAGTATATAGGATCTTCAGAACATTTTATAAAATCTTCAACCTGTTCTTGTGTAAACTCTTGACGAACTAAAGACGATTTTAAATTTGGATTGCCTTTATAAGTTTCAACCATCTTTATTCTTCAATAGATTCTGTAGTTCTTTTGTAGATCCGATGAACAATGCATTGGTAACATTAGTAGGACCTTTATCAGGAACCTCTTTTAGTTTCTGCATTTTTTCTTGTAAATCGGCGAGTCGTTCTGTGACCTCTGATACTGTTTTAATAAGTTGGCCTGCAACTTCATAGGTACGAGGATGTTCTTGTTCTCTTGCAAGATCAAGTATGCCTTCTATCGCATCCTGACCTCGCTCAATGAGGCTGTAGAAGTTTTCCCGACTGTACTTGTAGTCTATGTCGATATGTTCAGTGCCTTCGTTAGGCACGATCTCCGTACGTCTGACTACGGGTTTAGGGTCAAGAATCTCTTGTTTTATTTCTTTAGTGACACCAAGGGCATCACTAATAGCCTCGTCAATTTTACTCATAATATTATTTAGTTTATTCTTTATGTTTGCCTAAAATCTCTACGATTTCCCAACTGCCATCTGAATAACGATGCACATGAGCATCTACCTTATCACACATAAAGGATAAATGGTCTCCATCAATCTGATACTCAATACCATTTATTTCTATGGTATTCGTTTCTTCAGATTTGGTTTTCCACATCTTTATAACTTTTCTTTTTGTTTTCAGACAGTGACTCATACTGTCGGCACCTTTATGGTCAATCAAACTACCGTCGGCAAATACGCATACTGCAAAGACTGCTTCTATATGTTTATCTTCTTCTACCGGACACATCTGATGGCCATCTTCACCACACCCTGTACAATTTGCCCAAGATATACTGGCAAATAACAGTAGCACTAAACCAGTAATATATTTCACAGTTTCACTTTCTCCTTCTTGTTTTTATCGAAGGTTAATATTTTCTTAACCACTAATAAGTTTTCCCAGTTTGGTCCAATCTCAACCTCATGTTTCTCACAAGCAAATCGTGTTTGTCCTGTATGAGAATCTTTCCAACCGTTTCTTTTTAGTGTTCGTTTCATTTTTAGGCAACCACCCATGCCCATCTCAACCCATTCACCACTTTTGTTTTCGTGGTGTCCCATAAATTCCTTTGGTACATCGTTAATGTACAATACCAAAACCATTATGGTTGCTATTGTTACACTCATTCTGAATGTCCTCCGTTACCATTTGCCTTTAGAGCTGCTATAGCATCTCGCAACAGCTCAATTCGTTCTTCCGCAGAACTAATACGTTTTTCAAAAAATTCTAAAGTCAAAGCCTGTTGTTGGTCATGTGGGGCTTTACCTGTATCTATTTCTTCCGACAGGTTTTCAAACTCACTTGCCAAATGTTCTATCAACATAAATTGCTCTGAGTCGGCGGGCGTAGTGCCCAGGTCTCCTCTTGGCCATTTAATTCTAAACTCTGTATTCTTTATTAGGTCTGCTTGAACCAAAATCGCTTGTGTTTCAATTTTGTTCAATCTCTCAATAACACCAAAGTATGCCCAGACCCCTAAAGCAACAGCAACTACCAGTGAGATTAAGTTTCTCACGGGCATTGCAAATCTTGTGTTATCGTTTAATTCCGTAGGTGCGTTCGCCATAATATAATATTAACTTACATCCACTCCGAAGTCGATTCATTGAACCCAAAGTTATCATCACCATCACCACCAACAGTGTTAGTAGCTTCAACAGTAAATCGTTGAACTCTTGTAGGTGCAGCTGTTGGCAAATCGGCATATGTATCGGCTTGAACTTTTGTAATTGGCTGTTGGGTTGTAACAGGACCATAGACATATGATTTAGCAGTAAATGCTAATGTGTAAATGATTGCTCGTCTTGTTTGAAAATCACCTTCGTATGAATCTTCATAACCAATACTATTAAGAACAATAGGAACGTCACGAACAATATCCATTTCGGGAACTTCTTTTATCGACACTGTATACTCCGGTTGAAAGAAAGGAAGTATCTGTTCGATAATCTGAATACCATCATCACTATTTTTAGCCATAACAAACAATTCAAAATTCATGTTATAAGGTACAGGTGTGTACTGTGTACTCATCTGTTTTAGTTTCTTATCACTAGCATTAGAAACCTTTTTCTGTCTTATAGTTCTATTTAATTTTCTAGAAGGATCATAATCAAAAGACTGAATTTCAAAACCAATGCGTGGCAAAGTTAGTGCAATCTGTTGAGTTGCACCGGGATCTTGTGTAAGTCTGGTAATAAACTTCTGCTTTGGACCATAGGCCAAAGGAACTTTCATAGTCTGAATTTCTTCTCCAGAACTATCTTTTCTTGTTATTTGAATGTCATTGAATAAACTACCAAATGCTATGATAGTCTTTCGCAGACTTTCGTTGTAAAAATATTGTCCTAACATTTATAAACTCTCCGTCGGTTCACCAAATGGATTTCTTTCTGAGAAATCTAATACTGGATCAGAATTAGAAAATGCACCTGTACCAGTTACAGCTTCTTCTATCCAATCATTATCTGCCAAAGGTTCGGCAGTAGCCAATGAATATTCTTCGTTAATAATGAAGAAGGAATTGGTAGAGTTGGAATCTTCTGTAAGTATTGCGGCAAACCCAGTTTCACTTTCAGATGTGAGAATACCAGTACCGCCGTCTGTTGCTGTTTCAAGTTCGACAGAACCTGTAGCATACAAATTAGTACCACGTTCTAATGTTATATTCTCAACATAATTTGTTGTTGATGATTGTTCAGCAAGAAATTGCCATTGTAATGCATCGCCCGTATATGTATCCTCAATGGCATCAATATCTGCAATTCCAGTATCGAGTCTTTCATCCGAGTATTCTACAGTTCTAGCATACAATTTGTAAACGGGCAAATTGTCTACTTGAAAAAATGGATCATCTTTATCCACAAAACTAATTTCAAAAAGACGAGGCCCATTTGAAAAATAAATCCAATCACCTTCATTTGGTCTTAAAGATGTTATTAAATTAGTATTAGAACTAACCAAATCTAACCATCGGCGACGAGAAACGGTAAAGGTAGTTTCATCACGAATTTCTAATCCAAATCGTGATACTAATTCCTTTTCTCCTTCATAACCTTCTACGGTGTCCATATACATTTCTATAAGGTAGGCATCATCAAATTTTGACAAAGCATCTTCACCAAACAATTGATCTTTATTTACCAAAGTTCTGGGAAGATAATATACATCGTGACCATATATCTGCATGGCCTCAATGATTAAATCTTCATAAAGATATTGTTCGGATATTGTACCCTTAGAGAAATGATGATTGATGGGCATAAAATTAACCTATGTCCATAAGTAAAGGTTCTTCCCAGGTCGTCCTCGATTGTTCTTCTAAGAGTTCTATCTCTGCTAATGCTGACTGAAAAATCTCTGCACCGTTCATCGTGACACCACCAAGCATTGTAACACCATTAAACTTACTGAGGTTTTCTCCCCACTGTCTTTTGATAAGTGCAGTAGCATACTTCTTTAACCAGAGATCGTTGTAGATGTCTGTCCAAGTTGTTGGGTCTAGTTTGCGATAACATTCCATAATAATGTATTCGCCAACTTCGATATCATCACCCCAATCCATATTGATATACAAACGGTTCTGGTGTGCATTGAACTGAATAGGTTTCTCACCAATTAGAATCATATCTAACAAATCAAGTTGCCACATGGTCATTTGATAATGAATGATAGACTCAGATGAAAAGTCATAGAGATCGTTGAGTCGTAACTGATAACGAATGTCAAACATATTGAGATTGCCACGATCACTGAAAGGCAATACTCTTAGAACACTCTGCACTGATTCTGGCATTGGAATGTATGCCTGACCTGTAGACCAAATTACCTCATGTACATTTGTAACGCCCGAACCAGAGTCGTGGTCGTTAGCAAGTGCAGCTGTTGTTAGTGTGTTTCCACTAATAGCACTATATGTTACTGTTTCTGCTGCATTAGTTCCGTCAGTGGCAATAGTAATACTACCTGTAGCAGGAAATTCAGAAGCATCAGTTAATACTACTGTTGTTGCTCCAGCAGAATAAGCTCCATTTAATGTTGTAGTAAGTTGGTTGCCGTCTGTTGCTGTTTCAGATTCATTTGCATTTGCCCTTGCAACATCGTCTGCTGTTATTTTATGTTTTAGATAAACACGCTGCATACCACCATACTGAAACGTATAGAAGTATTGAAGTGCTTCATCTACTCGGTCATCTAATTGATCTTCATCAACGTTGATATCTATAACAGGATATCCGAGTTTTCTTTTACACCAACTTTTAAAAGTTGCTTTTGAATTGGGTATTGCCATATCTTATTTATCCTAGTGCTAACGCCATAGCGGTAACTGTTGCACTAGCCGCTTTGCCATCTATTTGTGTTTGAGCATCACCGGTTAAACCCCCAATATATTGAAATTCTGTGTTAGTAACAGAACCATCAGCCAGTTTAACCGCATCTATTCCAGTACCAATATAAGCGTTTGCAATAGCAGTTCCTTGCCATGTACCGGTTGTAATTGTTCCAAGTGTTGTAATAGAACTTTGGCCAACGTATGTTGATGCTATGTCTATTGCATCTGATGTAACTGAAATTCTATTTGTTGTTCCAGCAACATCAATTGTTACGTTACCAGAAGTACCACCACCAGTAAGACCATTGCCAGCAGTAACACCTGTAATATCTCCAACGGTACTAAAGAGATTAGAAACTAAAACTTTCTTTGTACTATCATCTGTTACATCTTGAATAATCACATAGTCTGTTAAAGCTGCCGTGGTTCCTATTGCAGACAATTCAGAAACATCTAAGTTTAATGTGACTGTACCCTGATTACCACCACCAGATAGACCAGTACCAGCAGTAACACCTTGAATGTCACCTACAGGGGTTGTGCCTTCAGCATGAATATATTTTTGAGCGGCATTATCCCAAGCAATAAATTGATGTGTTGCACTTCTATCGACAGTATCAACATCATCTAATTTTCCAAGTTTAACTTCGCCAGAACCATA